AGAAGAGTCTGTATGGAATGCTAACAATACAGATTACTGTGTTGCTTTCCCAATCATTGCTCCGGAAGGTTCTTTGTATAGAGATGAGCTATATGGTACTGACTTACTAGAAAAGGTATCACTAGTACAGAATAACTGGGTAGAAGCTGGGACTAATATTGAGTTATGCGCTGATCCTCGTATTAGGCATAACGTTTCTAATACAGTTACAGTACAACCTCATCAGTGGACTCAAGTAGAAGATTACGTATACAATAACAGACATTCATTTGCTGGTATCTCTTTCTTAGCTGGTATGGGTGATAAAGACTTTAACCAAGCTCCAATGACAGAAGTACTCACAGAAGATCAAATCGTTAATCGTTATGGTAAAGCTGCTTTATTTGCATCTGGATTGATTGTAGATACTCGTAAGTCTGGTTTCCGTGATCTGTGGGATGCTACTATGCAAGCTCAAACACCTGCTGAGTATCGTGGAGAAGTATCTGATCTTAATGCTGAATGGATTCGTCGTTTCAAGAAGTTCGCAGATAACTATTTCATGAATGACTTAAAAGAAGCAGAGTATTGTCTCAAAGATGTTTTCTTGCTACATAAATGGACTAAGGCACAACAGAACCTATCACCAATTGACTTTGTATCTCAGTTAGAGATTAAAAAGTTTACAGATGTAGACACGATTGGTTCAGCAGCGTGCGTTGGAGGAGCTTGCGAAATAACGTTTTAGGAGATCAAATGGAAGAAGAATATTGGACTGAATGTATCGCCTGTGATACAGAATCCCAGGTAATGGTAATAGATAACGAAGAAGTGCCTCAGTACTGTCCAATGTGTGGCTCTCCTATGCAATTTGAACAGCTAGAAGAAGAGTGATAAATAATCCCATCGAAAGGTGGGATTTTTTTTATGTGGACATATAATGGTAATGAGTACAACGAAACTCCAGAAGAGTATCAGGGGTTTGTTTATCTTATAACTGAGCTTGATACTGACAAGAAATATATTGGAAAGAAGTTTTTCTGGAAACCAAAAACGTTACCTGTTACAAAGAAGCGCAAGAGACGTGTGAAAACTCGTGTAGAGTCCGATTGGCGTATATACTATGGAAGTTCTAAAGAAGTGCAGCAGCTATTGGAATTGAAGGGCTCTGATAACTTCAAACGTGAGATTTTAAGACTATGTAAGACTAAAGGAGAATGTTCCTACTTCGAAGCTAAATATCAATTCGAGAATGACGTGTTGCTTCGCGACGATTTTTACAATGAATTTATAGGATGTAAGATTCATAGTAAACATTTAGAGAAGAGCATAAAAAATGAATACAAACGAGTATGACGTAACTGTAATTAAAGTCGTAGATGGAGATACAGTAGATGTAGATATTGATCTAGGGTTTGGAATATGTTTAAAAGATGAGCGTGTACGTATCATGGGCATCGATACTCCAGAGAGCCGCACTAGAGATAAGGTAGAAGACTTATTCGGAGAAGCTGCTAAAGCTAGACTTAAAGAACTTATGAAGCATGGCGGTAAACTGATTACAACAGAAAACAAACATGGTGAGGATATGAAGGGCAAGTTCGGCCGAATCCTTGGAGACTTCAAAGTTGATTACAGCGGAGAAATGAAACGTGTTACAGAGATAATGGAACTGGAAGGTCATTGTGTACCTTATTTCGGCGGCAGCAAAGAGGAGACACAGGCTCAGCATATGAGAAACCGCACTCGCCTATTAGCTGAAGGTATTGTCTCTCAAGAAGATTATGATAAAGCTGTTGAAAAGATGAAAAAGTAGTTGCACATCTAAGCGATTACTATATAATACATATAGATGATGTGGAGGTAGGATATATGATCCTTGTTGATTATAGCGCTATTGCTATTAGTAATGTAGTAACTCAAAAATTGGATATTGAAGAAGATTTAATTCGTCATATGATCCTTAACAGTCTTAGAATGCATAGAGCTAAACACCGAGAGAAGTTTGGTGAGTTAGTTCTATGTATTGACGGTTCTAAGAACTGGCGCAAGGAGGTTTACCCTCAATACAAATATAAGCGTAAAGATGCTCGTAAACAATCTAGTATGGATTGGAATGAAGTCTTTCGTATTATGAATATGGTCAAAGAAGAGATCAAAGAGAACTTTCCATATAAAATGGTAGAAGTAGATGAAGTAGAAGCTGATGATATTATCGGTGTTCTTTGCGAAGACACTCAAGAGTTTGGTAAGGGTGAAGATGTTATGATTATCTCTGGTGATAAAGACTTTGCTCAACTACAGAAGTATAAGAATATACATCAGTACTCTCCTATAACAAGAAAGTATATCAAAGAAGCTACTCCACGTAAACAGCTTATGGAGCTTATACTCAAAGGAGACACTGCAGATGGTGTACCTAATGTGCTATCAGGAGACAATGTATTTGTAGATGGTGATCGCCAGACTCCTTTAAGACAGAAGAAGATTGACGAACTAATAAACGATCCTAAAGCTCTAGGAGAAGAAGTTTATCGTAACTATCTACGTAATAAAAAGTTAATAGACTTAACCGAAACACCAGAACCTCTAAGAGAGAAAATTATATATAATTATGAGAACCAAGACAAGTGGGATAATAAAAGTAAAGTGTTTCCATATCTTGTAGAGAAACGTTGTCGTAGATTATTAGAAGATGTAAAGGATTTTATATAATGGCACACTATGTAACTAAACGTGTACATGAGGTTATTGATATAGTATCAAAAGCTAAAACGAAGGAAGAAAAGATAACTCTTCTTAAAGAAAACGAATCACAGGCGTTGAAAGATGTACTTGTAGGTACATATCATTCTAATGTAGAGTGGAACCTCCCTGAGGGTAGACCTCCTTTTGAAGCCTCAGAGGAAGGCAGCATTCCTTCTAATCTACTTAAACAAACTCGAAATTTTAACGATTTAGTAAAGGGTGGCCCAGGCGACAACCTTCCGGCCTTCAAACGAGAGAGAATATTCATCCGTATGATAGAAAATGTCCACCCCGACGATGCCGAACTTCTATTAAAGATGGTGGCAAAAAAGCAGCTGGCAAAAGGCGTAACTAAGAAATTAGTAGAGGAGGCCTTTCCAGGACTTATAAATTAACCTTCAAACTGAAAACATAAGGAGATGTGTATGACTGATTTTCAGCTTTCTGTACTTCAACAGGACTCAGAGGAACTTCGCGAATATATAACGGAACTCACAGCTAAGGGTAAAGATGCTCTTGTGACGAAGTTATCTAAGAAGTTAGAGTTTTTAGAATCAAGAATTGCTGTTCATATCTAACATACGGAGGGTGTAACAGTGGTCAGCTTCGGCTGACCACAACCATTAGGAAATAAAATGCCAACTTATACGATGATTAATAAAGAAACCGGCGAAGAGCAGGACATGGTTCTATCTTTTGCTGAACGAGATGAGCTATTATCTAGGGGTAATCATACTCAAAAACTTACCACCGCTAAAATTGTTTCAGGGATTGGAGGTACTGCTCGTCTAACTTCTGATGGATGGAAAGATAAATTGAGAGAGATTAAAAAAGGCTCTGGCAAAGATAATACAATTAATATATAATAACAGTAATGCCTAAACGACATAAAACTTCACATAACTCTTTACAGGTTAGACTTGACGATCTGCTAGAGTATCACCCTATTACTAAAAATCAGGAACTTACATATGATGCTTGGGAGGACGATTACAATCTTGTTCTTACTGGATCTGCTGGAACCGGAAAGACATTCATGGGAATGTATCTTGGGCTCGAGCAAGTATTAGATGCAGATACTGAACAAAATAGATTAGTTATTATTAGATCAATGGTACCTACTAGAGAGTTAGGCTTTCTACCAGGGACTAAAGAAGAAAAAGAAGATGTATTTACTTCACCATACAAAGCTATAGCTAATGAGTTATTTGGAGATACTACATCATGGGGTAGAGCGGTATCCTCTAAAAAGATACAATTTGAGTCTACATCCTTTATACGTGGACTTACATTAGATAATGCTATAATATTAGTAGATGAAATGCAGAACCTTTCTTTTCACGAGTTAGATTCTGTTATTACTAGAGTAGGTAAGGGCTCGAGAATTATATTCGCAGGAGACTATCTGCAATCAGACTTTAAGTTTAAAGATGAGAAAGATGGTATAATTAAGTTTTTAACAATTGTAGAACAGCTAAAGAAATTCGAAATTATTAACTTTGGTTGGGAAGATATTGTGCGGTCAGATTTTGTTAGAGACTATATAATGACAAAAGAAATGTTAGGAATGGAATCATGATGCTAATTTACGGAAAAGAAATGTGTGAATTCTGTGACAAAGCTAAAGAGATTTGTCATCAGTATGGTATTCAATTTAAATATTACTCTATTGATGATAGATTTGATGGTCAGGTTTACTTTGATAAGCTTAAAGCTAGAGCTTTGAAGGAAAATTTAACTATCAAAACAGTGCCAGTAATCTGGCATCACGATAAGTTTATTGGTGGTTATAATGAACTTATGTCTTATATTGAAAACACTAGAGAGTATGGCCAAGGAGGTTTCTAATGGCTAAGTTTGGGCGCTACGATCCCCGTAATAAAAAGAAAGACCGTAACAAAAAAAATTCGCTAGAAAAAGATCAGCGAATTAAGACTTTAAATAACGAAACAAGGCTTCCAGGATTTAGTCTGAACGAAGTTATGTATGATGAGTATGAAGGACCCCTGGATGATAAACCTCAATCCCTCAATGGATAATAGTCTATTTGAGATTTTAAGTTTACGCTATCAATATGAAAAGATAGTATCTTTTCGAAAGTCGTTTGATTTACCTAACTATAATAGCGATATAGATAGTTTATACTATTTCGTAAACCAGGGAGCTAAAAATAATAGGTTCCGTAAAAACTTTGATGAAGCAGTATCCATTGCTAAACATATTATAACGAGTTATGAAAATGAAAAGACTAATCTATCAGGTATACACAGGAAAGAAGAGTAAGCTCTACGACCACTGTACAAAGTCTGTAGCTGAATATGCTAAGAGAATAGGAGCTGATCATATTGTTCAGCGAACTCCTATTCTTATGATTAAACCTGATCCATTTCAAACCAACAGGAGCAAAGAGTCGTATGAAAAATATGGTGGATTCCTTCCGATCTATGAGAAAGAAAATGCTTTCTCCTACCTCAAGTCGTATGATCAAATTGCTATTATTGACGCTGATATTTACGTACGGCCTGATTGCGAAGATTGCCTTTTTACCACTGTTGGCACTGCTGTTGATTTTGCTGGAGTTATAGAACGCACAATGCCTATTACTCCAGCTTATACACAGAAGCTGGCTAACTATACTCGTATGCAGTATGCTCATCCTGGACTTAATCAGTTGTTTAACTGGAAACATCCAGCAGGAGCTAACTTCTATAATATGGGTATGATGGTTATTAATAAATCGATTGAAAGATACCTCAATGGCGAAACCCCTCAACAGTTTCTTCGACGTCCTAAATTCAAACCATTCATTGATGGTATGGGTGCATGGAAGTGGTCGACAGATCAAACTCTTCTTAACGTCTGGGTTAAAGAAGAAAATATGAGAGTAAATAATCTTCATTGGAAGTGGAATGGATTATTTACAGGTATTGAAATGAATAAGATTAAAGATTGTAACTTTATTCATTTCTTCTTAAAAGACAAACTTCCTAACCGCGGCGAGAATGTAGAGGAGTTAATGAAGTATGTTTCTTCGTAAAGTCTTTATTCATATACCTAAGAACGCTGGTATGACAATCCGTAGGAGTGATGTTCTACGAGATAAAATTATTTGGGCAGGCCCTCAAGTACACAAATCTCCTATTTACACAACAGAGGTTAAAGCTCATATGGATTCCATTGGAGATCATCATGGGTTTGAACATGCTCGATGGAGAGACCTTAATCCTAATATAGTTAATCCTCATGGTTCGTTTGCTGTTATTCGTAATCCTTTTGACAGAGTTGTATCAAGATACTTCTTTGCTAAAAAAGTTATTGAAGTAGAGAAAAAAGAGCCAGCAAACAAACATAAAATTGACTCTTTTGAACAATTCTTGGAAGAAAGGTTTGAATGGGGTAATGTAAATTATATGTGGCATCGAGCTATTAGAGGGTGGTATCCTGCATATGATTATGTTACAGATCAAGAAGGTAATATTAAACCTGATATTATCAGATTCGAAAACTTAAATGAAGACCTGTGTTCATACTTTAACATTCCTAAAATGACAGAAGCTAGAAATGTTACAGCATTAAACCCAGGCACCTACAAAGACTTGTATACTGATAAAACTATTCAAATAGTAGCTGACTGGTATGCAAAAGATATTGAAACGTTTGGATATGATTTTGATTCAGGTCCTACTAAAAACTTCTGGAGATCATAATGATTAATGCAGAATTTGATAAGAGTATATCTACTCTACAAAAATTTTATAAATCTATTCAACAGCAACACATAGAGTCTCATGGAGTACATTATACATCTCATCATGACGCTATAGTAAAATGTCTTAAAGATGGATCTGTATATAAAGAGTTAGGTACTCATCAAGGAGCTACTGCAGCTGCAGCTATATTAGGAGGAGCTACAGATGTTACTTTAGTTGATATAGATCATTCTAGAATTGCTCCTAATCTTCCTCTATTTGAAAAATACTGTAAAGCTAAAAATATTAATCTAAATGTTATTCAAGCAGATTCAAGATCAAGAGCAGCTAGAGGTAAGTGTGATGTATTGCTTATTGATTCGTGTCATACATATGAGCATTTAGTACAAGAACTTTATCTTCATAGTAAGTGGGTAAAAAATTATATCATAGTACATGATACTGCAGCTAATAATGATCTACGAGAAGCTGTGTTAGACTTTACTGGTGTATTAGAAAATCTCGAATGGAATATTATAGAACAATCTAATTTTAATGTTGGGTACATAATTATAAAGAAATCATAATGAAAGCTTATGCAATAGTCATCAAAGGCATGGAACTATCAGAATTTGCTTTTAGTAAGTTACAAGAAAGTTCGTTTAAAGTTAAGAACAATTTTGAGATAAAAAGATTTGATGCTGTAGTACCTACCGATGTAGACAAGCTTTTAAAGACATACAATATAAAATGGAACTACCCCTGGGAAGGTAAAGTGTCTGACTTTGCTACTGGGCTAATTAAATCAGCATACATAACAGCTCGTCCTAAAGCTAGAATAGCAGCGGCATTATCTCACTATACTCTTTGGATGAAAGCCTCTACGCTGCAAGAACCTATACTTGTTCTAGAACATGATGCATGCTTTATAACTAAGCTGGATTTAAACAAGACTAAAGGTGATATTATTGGTATTAATAATCCTCTAGGGTGCACAAGAAAATCAAATGAATATTATCATCAAATAATTAAGAACCAAGACATGTTTCAACGTGCACCTACAATTGATGATGTTACTATACCTCAAGGCTTAGCTGGTAATTCAGCATATATAATTAAACCACAAGGTGCTACACATATGTTAAACCTTGTAAAG